TATTGCTGGTATCTTTAAACGCCTGCGCAGGAAAGGTAGTTCTTCTGAAAGACGGTGATATGAAATTGTTAGATGACGGTAACTATGCCGTATCTGCTATCTGGATGGAAGAACGCTTGCAATTTGAGAACGATCTGGTAAAAAGATTATCTGAGTGTAATACTAATGAATGATTGGAGGACAACATGGTTGAATTGATTATAGGGTTTGTAGATAAAAGATTTCAAGGTCAGAAGACATATATATTGATGGGTGTCGGTATGGCTATGATGGCGTGTCAAATGTTTGGATTTCATAGTTTCTCTGAGTCTGCATGGGGCATGTTAGGTATTGGTGGCGCAGCCACATGGAAGATGGGTATGGACAGACCGAAGAAATGAATGAAATAATCATAACGATTATGCTGGTTGTACCATCGCCTGATAAGATGGTCGATTGGTCTGTAAATGAAGTACCTACACAGATACAAATCAAGCATGAGTCTGGGCTAGAGGTTAGTTACCATTCAAACCCAGTACCATGTTCCTTTAAAACAAGGTCTAGTTCTGAGATGGTATTCAAATCAGATGACAACCACTGCTATTCGATATATGATATACATAGTCCGCAGTTCATTAGACATAAGTCATTTTGGTATAGGATTAGTCTTCCTAAACCACCACATGATAAGGTAACTCCAGATGGAAGAAGATAATAAGTTGCAAAGGTTTGTTAAGGGTGGCGTAGCAGGGCCGGGAAGGCCCAAGAACACCATCAATAAGAACCGAATGGTAGGCGAAGTACTAAACAAACTAAACTTTGAACCTTTGAAGGAAGCTATCGCTATATTTAGAGACATAGATACCCCTGTAAAGGTAAAAACTGACATAGTGTTGAAGGTAATGCGTCTTGTTTACCCAGAAGTTAAACAGATACAGGTTGAAAGTCAGAGTATAGAGAACTCTATGAACCCAATCGCTGAAGCTATGCTACAAATTCAAGATAAAAAATCAGGCTTCGACTATAACTCAAGGATAAATAGTGACAAAAAAGACGGGAACGAACCTAGTACAACTAATTAAGAGCCGTACTTGGCGGTTAAACAATTTGTATCATATAAGACCGAAAGAAGGGAGTGCATTAGTACCCTTTAGACTCAATTGGTCGCAACAAGAACTGTATAACAACATTTGGAATAGAGTAGTAGTACTTAAAGCACGGCAATTAGGGGTTACAACCTTCTTTGCCGTTCTCTTTTTGGATGATTGCCTGTTTAATTCTAATAGAGAAGCAGGAATTATAGCTGATACAAGAGAAAACGCTGAAGAAATCTTCCGTACTAAGGTTAAAGATGTCTGGGACAACGTAGCTAAAGACATTCCTGCCCTAAGAGAACTCATACACAAAACAATTAAGCTAGATAGCGAACAAGGAAAGCGTTTGATCTTTAGTAATGGCTCTGCCTTTCGTGTTTCGACTTCAATGAGGTCTGGAACACTCTCTCAATTATTGATTACAGAGTATGGCAAGATATGCGCCAAAGAACCAGAGAAAGCAAGAGAGGTAAGAACAGGTAGTATAGAAACTCTTCCCAGAGATGCACTACTTGCAATAGAATCTACCGCTATGGGGAATGAAGGTGACTTCTTTACTAAGTGTCGTGATGCTGAACTTGCAGGGATATCACAAAAGGAACTCACTACAATGGATTATAGGTTTTTCTTTTTTCCTTGGTACAAAGAGAACGCATACAAGCTCGACACAACCGCCCAACTAACTCCTGATGTTGAATCGTACTTTAAAAGACAGGAAGAGGATCTAGGATGTACATTTACAAAGGCACAGAAGTCATGGTATGCTAAGAAAGTAGCAGAGCTAGGTGATGATGTTAAACGTGAGTATCCAACAACTGCAAAAGAAGCATTTGAACAGAGTATTGAGGGAGCTTACTTATCACGTCACTTACAGATAGCTTACAAAGACCAAAGAGTAACGACAGTACCTTATATTAGAAGTTTAGCTGTACATACATGTTGGGATCTAGGTATTAATGACACAACTTGTATTTGGTTTTTCCAAGTACACCGTGATACGATTAGATTCATAGATTATTATGAGAACTCAGATGAAGGTCTGACACATTATATTAATTTATTAAAAACAAAAGACTTTAGTTACGGTAAACATCTAGCACCACATGATATTGAGGTAAGAGATTTTACTATAGGCAAGACTAGGAAAGAGTTCGCAAGGGAACAAGGTCTAATATTTGAAACTGTACCAAGACCTGCTGACGTTATGGATAAGATTGAAAGCGTTAGGAACTTATTTCCACAATTCTACTTCGATGAGAATAAGTGTAGTAGAGGCTTGACTTGCTTAAAAAATTACCGTAAAGAATGGGACGATAAGAACGGCTGTTATAAGAATAGACCGTTGCATAATTGGGCTTCTCATGGATTTGATTCTTTGTCAACCTGTACGCTAGGATTTGAAGCAGGATATTTGACAGTTAAGGAAATGCAATCAAGTGCGGTATCAGAATACGATGTTTTTTAATTAGGAGATAGATATGGGTGGTAAAGGATCAATGCCTGCAATGCCAGCACCTATGATGATGCCAGCACCAAAGGAAGCAGACTACCTGCCTCCTAAGACTGAGCTACCAGAGCCTGCTGCAATTACACAAGCAAAATTAGATGATGAGAAAAGAAGGAAGATGGCACGACTAGCGTCTACCGATACCAGAGAAAACACCATTATCAATGAAGGTGGGGCTTTAGGACTAGGTGCTGCTACAGAGGAAGAGATAAACAAGCCAAGTTTGTTCTATAAGAAGAAGGTTGTAGGTAATAAATCTGAAAAAGGACTCCTATCGTCTTGAAAAAGATAACTAACAGTACGGTTAGATTGGCATTACCTGATGATGCTAGTGAAATAGTACATTTAACTAAAGCAATTAATGAAGAAAGCGACTACGGGCTTGTATATAACGAAGAAAACTCATTTAAGTATATCTACAACCACATCTATTATGACGGTTGTGCCATTGCAGTTGCTGAGAAGGATGACGAAATAATAGGATATGTAATATTAGCTAGAAGTTTAGAGTACCATGACAGACCGTTCTGTTATATAGGGAAGTTTTTTGTATTTTTATCTGGTAGGAGAACAGATGCTAGTAGAAAACTAGCAGCTTACGCATTGAAGTGGGCTAAAGAACAGGATTGCTCTCATGTATTCGCTACAGCTACTGCTGGGCTTGAAGAAAAAGAACAACAACTATTTATTAATCTAATGAAGAAGTCTGGGTTGGTGGAACATGGCCCTGTTTTATCACTTAAGATGGAGTAATACTATGGGTAAATTTAAGAGTTGGTTTGGGGGTAGTTCCGCACCACCACAACCTGATTACGCAGCGATACAAAGACAACAAGATGAAGAACGTAAGCGCTTACAAGGTATAAGAGATGAAGAGTTTCGTGTAGATGGCATTAAAGATTATGTAGATTACATGTATGACAACCCAGAGAATGTAAAGAGAAGATCCGCAACGGGTTCTTTCTATGGGGCTATTAGTGAGGGTAAAGTACCTAATGAACTACTCTCTGGTTATGCAAGTAACAAAGACATCACATTAAAAGATGTCAAGGCTAACACAGGAAAATATTTTACCAATAGAGATCCTGTACCAACTCTACAAAAAGGTCGTATTAAGCTAGGCAAAAGAGCTATAAAAAGACCAGAAGGAGTTTTAGGTGGGGCTGGAGATGATTCAGACAAAAAAACGCTACTAGGAGCATAACATGGCTTATAGGTATTCAGTCCAAGATATTCTTAGACAATATGATGTTCTAAAAGAAGACCGTATGCTATGGGAGCCTTTCTTTAGAGATGTAAGAGATTTTATAAGACCACGAAAACAGGGTGTAGATAGCTCTACAATTATTGGGGCTGAACGCCATACCAACAAATTATTTGATTCATCCGCACCAGAAGCAAGCCGTCTTATGGCTATGTCTATGCAAAATGCTCTTGTCCCACAATCTGTAGTTTGGTTTGGTTTGGGCATACCGTCAGGACATGCACTAGCCCCATTAAATAAAGACCCAGAAGTTAAGCGTTGGTTTCATGATGTAACCCAAAAGATGTTTTTTGGTATGCACGAAAGTAATTTCTATACTGCTATTGGTGAAGCGTTTTTAGATTTCACTTCCTTTGGTACAATCAATATTTTATTAGAAGAGAACGATGCTTACAGCGAAGGATTTGGTGGATTAGTTTTCACTTCTATTCCTACAGGTCAGTTTTGTTTTGCAGAAGATAAGAGAGGACATCCAGACACAGTATTCTGGGAGTACACATTTACAGCACGGCAAGCCAAGCAGATGTTTGGAATGCGTAAACTACCCGACAAGGTGAAAAAGGCTTGCAAGGAAAGGCCACATGAAAAGTTTACTTTTGTTCGTGCTTTGATGCCAAGGGAAGACTACAAGGCAGGTTCGCAAGACGCTCTAAACAAGCGTTATGCAGCCCTTGATATTCATGTAGATTCTAAAACCTTAGTGAGAGAAAGTGGGTTTGATGAACTTCCTTACGTTATAGGTAGGTTTGAGAAATCATCAGGAGAGTTATGGGGTAGAAGTCCTGCGGATATCGCAATGCCAGACATTAAAACAATTAACAAAATACGTGAATTAGAACTTAAGGGATTAGCAACTGCTGTACATCCACCATTAATAGCACCCGATCAAGGTATCATTGGAACTTTTAGAATGACTCCTTCCGCTATTAACTACTCTAGAGAACCAGAAAGATTTAAATTCCTTAGATTTGAAGGACGATTTGATCTATCTTCTCTAAAAGCAAACGAACTTAAAAAATCAATTAGAGGTATCTTCTTAGCAGATCAACTGGTTTTACCAGAAAAGCTAAACATGACGGCTGAAGAGGTAGCTACTGTTAGAGAACAAATACAAAAACTACTTGGCCCTACTGTAGCAAGGTTTGAGAGTGAGGTTCTAACACCATTAATTATTCGTAGTTTTGGTATAATGAATAGGTCAGGTGTTTTACCACCTACCCCGAAAGCCTTGGAGGGCATCGATGAAATTGAAGTGTCATATGTTGGTCAATTGGCTAAAAATCAAAAGATACAAGATGTCACAAGTATTCAACAATGGCTTGGGGTTGCTGCCAATATGGCATCGTTTTCACCTGACGTGCTTGACCTTATTAATATGGATGAGGCTTTACAAATCATTGGCGAAAGGATGGCTGTACCGAATCAAATAATGCGTTCACAGGAAGAAATAGCACAACTACGACAACAACGACAAGAACAAATGAAAATGCAGGAACAAATGCAGCAAGCATCTCAGGTAGCTGAAGGTGCAGGAAAAGCTGCTCCAATGGTTAAAGCTCTAGGAGGCCCAGATGCGTTCCCGTTATAATGAAGAATTGGTTGAGATCAGAGAAGCTATAGTCAAAACATTTTCTGGAACTTATGGAGAACGTGTTCTAGATTTTTTAGATGAAATGTACTCTAACCAGATATCAGCCGTACCAAATGATCCCTACTCTACGTACTTCAATGAAGGTGGTCGTGGATTAGTGTTAGGAATCAAAGCACAAATTAAGGCATTCAAAGAAGTTAAACCAACTGTGCAACAAGAAACAACCTACGAAGAATAGGATGGAAACAACAGAGTGGAATTTCCCATGCGATGAGTGTGGAGCTTGTTGTAAGGTTTTAGATTGTCCTGATCTTACAGCAGATAACAAGTGTTCTATATATGCTACAAGACCATTCTTATGTAATACTAAAAAGATGTTTGATGAAGTACATAGTAAGACGATGACTAAACAAGGGTATTTTGATAAAGCTGCTATAGCTTGTAAACAATTAAAGGAGATGTACTTATGACTGAAGATGCGACCGTGACAAACGATAATCTCATCACAGAGGAAGTAGCAACACCAGAAGATAATTCTTGGCAATCACGTTATTTGCCTGATGATCTTAAGGAAAACGCAACCCTACAGAAGTTTAAGGATGTGGGTGGACTAAGTAGTTCCTATCTTTCTATGCAAGAAATGTTAGGTTCTAGGGTTAAAGTACCTACTGATGATTCTTCTGATGAAGAACGTAGTGACTTCTTTACTAAGGTAGGTCGTCCAGAATCTCCAGACAAGTATGATCTGGTAATTGATGAACGCTTTTCTGCTAATCCTGCGGATCAACAAAAGATCCTAGAGTTTAGAAATCAAGCATTCAGTCAAGGATTTACTAATAATCAAGCCCAGAAAGCAGTTGACTTTTATACTGATATGATAAATGGGGCTATGATTGATGGTGATGCAGCTATGGGACAAGCACGTATATCTGCTGAAACTACCCTTAAGAAAGAATGGGGGCCACAAGAATACGATAAAAATCTTGCATTATCAAGACGTGCCTTTAATAGATTTGCTGATGACGACCTAAAAGCTTTCGTTAATGAGAACGGTATAGCTAATAATGTTGGAATGATTAAGTTTCTACATAAGATAGGGACAGCATTCAATGAGCCAGAAATGTCAGGCTCTGGTAGAGATACTGGTTCAATAGATTCAGATTCTGCTAGAATTGAAATAGATGCAATAATGAAAGATACCAAGCATAAATACCATGAAGCATTGTTTGACCCCAAACACATTAAGCATGAAGAAGCAATTGCTTATAGGGATAATCTCTACGATGTGGTATACAGGAGTGAGGAATGATTGAGAATATAATTTGCTCTGAGTGTTCGCACTTTACCTACAAAGACAGACGTGTTGATGAGGAAAAAGGAAAGACCACTCCAGAGAAATATGGGTTTTGTAACTCTTACCAGACGAAGACTTCGGCAGATACATTTTATGGAATGTGTCCTTCGGCAGTCAGACTCCCTATAGAAGTTTACACTCCCCAACTTGTGAAGAAAATAGCCCGTAAAAGGACAACTAGGTCTTCACGCAAATAAGAGCCTGCATGGTGCAGATAACTCTTCCTTTTTATCTCTTAAAATAAGAGGTGTATTATGAGTACTGAAGTCAATAAAGCATTTGTCCAGAAGTTTAGGGACACTTTTATTCACTTGGTACAGCAAAAGGGTTCACGTTTGCGTGACTATGTTCGTTTAAATGCGGATGTAGTAGGTAAATATGACCATTTTGACAGAATAGGTAGCACATCGGCTCAAAAGATTACAAGCCGACATTCTGATACTCCATTAATCTCTACACCACACTCACGTAGACGTGTGAGCATGGATGACTACAATTGGGCTGACTTGATTGACAAGGCAGATAAAGTCCGAATGTTAGCTGATCCTGCTTCCGACTATATGAAAGCTGGTGTATGGGCAATGGGGCGAAAGATGGATGATATAATCATCGCTGCTATGTCTGGTAACGCTACAACGATTGATGAGAATGACGCATCATCTAACGTAGCCTTACCTGCTGCTCAAAAAGTTGCTGTAGGAAGTGGTTCAGCAGTTGATATGAACATCGATAAGTTAATGCAAGCTAAGAAAATCTTGGATGCTTCTGATGTTGATCCTGATCTACCACGCCACATTGTTATGAAGAGCAATCAATTTTATGATCTCCTAGGGGATTCTGAAATTCAAAGTTCAGATTACAATACGGTGAAAGCTCTAGTAGCAGGGGATATTGATACCTTCTTGGGTTTCAAATTCCACCGTTCAGAGCGTTTAGGAGTAGATTCAAGTAGTAATACGCTATGTTTAGCATGGATTCCTGAAGGAATTGGTCTAAGCATGGGAATGGACGTTAAGACAGAAATCTCTGAACGTGCAGATAAAAACCATAGTACACAGGTCTATGCCCAGATGTGTCTAGGTGCGGTTCGCATCGAAGACGAAAAGGTTGTAGAGATTGCCTGTACTGATTCCTAACGGAGGTGTAAGATGGCTGAATTAAAAGGTACAGAATACACTAACGCTACGGATGGTGCAGGAACCAAAAACGCCCCTTCTTCTTGGAGTGGAGTTACGTATCGGTATGCGCAATTTACTGGTGCTGCTCTTGACAATGGAGACGTGGTGTCGGTTATGGTTATCCCTTCTGGTGTACGCATTTTACCGCAGTCAATGGTCATTATCAGTGACCTTGAATCATCGGCTACTGTAAATGTTGGTTACGCAGCACATACAACCCAGAGTACTGGGGCTGCGGTTGCAATAGATGCAGATGCGTTTATAAGTGCAGTTGCTGCTGACTCAGCAAGAACTGTTACTAATTTCCATGAAAGTGGAACGCATGATACAGGGTATTTGACAACTGGTGAACTAGTTCTGACTTTCGCATTGGGAGCAGGAACCGCACTAGCAGCAGATACGTTTGATTTTCATGTAATGTACGCAGATCCTAACTAACTGTTTGGTGGTGGCTTTTCGGAGCCATCGCCTTACTTTTTAAGGAGAATGATATGCCAGCAGGAAAAGGAACTTACGGCACAAAAAAAGGAAGACCACCAGTACCTAAGAAGAAAAAAATAAAAGGTAAATAAATGGGTGTACAAATCACAAGAAATTTCTCTGAAGCTGAATTTGCTTGCAAATGTGGATGTGGTTTGAAGGACATTAGTGTTAAACTAGTTGAGGATTTACAGATAACAAGATCAGAGTATGGTTGTCCAATGACGGTCACAAGTGGGGTAAGATGTCCTACTTGGAATAAGGCTTCTGGTGGATCTGAAAATTCTTCGCATCTAACTGGTTTAGCCGTTGATATAGCAATGGATGATGCAGTCTTAAGACACCGATTGATACGTACAATTTTAGAGATGGGATGGATG